ATTGCTCAAAGAAAGGTGTTTTAACGCAAATTTGACTTTTTTCGATGTCAATAGATACAATATCGCCATCTTCATACATCGTTTTATGGATTTTATCCCACGCTCTAAATCTAGGTATCATTGCCCTCGCCCCCTTAAGTAGCTAGGGATATCATCCCCAACATTCACCGCATCGTACTGTTCCTTACTGACAAGAAATTTGCCGTAAGCACCGCAATCAATCGTGTAGAGCTTACCGACCATAGACTTGCCGGTCACTTTGCCGTGTAATTCCACTGCATTATCTGCCTTGTGGATAACCACGGTCTCGATTGGTCGGTTAACCACTCGTAGAACAGTAGTCACGTTAATCGCTAGCGATACCAGTAGTAGAATCGTTGCTATCGTTAGATCCTTATGTTTCATAAATACCTCGCTATTTCTTTAATTACATTGACGGTCACGCTATTGCCTGCTTGCTTGTATAGCTGACTGTTGCTATTGACCTCTTGCGCCTTGTCAAACGCCCAATCTGGAAAACCTTGCAATCTCCAACACTCTCTAGGTGTTAGCTTGCGAATGCGAAAGTTAGGAGTTGCCACGCCTTGACTATCACCAGTTACTAGCGTGTTAGCGATACCTTCACCAACTCGACCTCTGCGAGTTTTGGAGTTAGGGTGCGACAAATTAACACTATCCCCCACACTTGCTTCAGCGTATCCTTGCTTAGTCGCTTCACGGACACGGATTTTGGGTTCTAATCCGCCGCCTTGCATCGTTCTTTGGGCTGTAATACTCCATATTTTTTTAATTTCATTCGGTATAGCAACTTGCTTAAGCCCTTTGTAGTCGGTTGCTGTCAGAGTTCCTACAATCCCTTTAGGATCATGCACTATATCTCTAGTCCCTTGAGCTGTCCCGTTGGGATTTTTAGTATTCCCTAAAATATTGATTCCTAACCGTTTAGCACTAGATTTTTCGTCTTCTCCTCCGATAGGAAAAACTTTTCGTCCACGTTCTCCTCTAAGATGTCCGATAATAAACACACGTTCCCTGTTTTGTGGTACTCCGAAATCTTTACTGTTAAGCACTTGCCATTCCACATCATACCCGAGTTCATCCAACGCTGAGAGGATTGTCTCAAAGGTATCTCCCTTGTCGTGGTTAAGGAGTCCTTTGACATTTTCAAGGAACAGATACTTAGGTTTGAGAATAGCGGCGAATCTTGCGATTTCAAAGAAGAGAGTTCCTCGAGTATCTTCGAATCCTCTTCGATGCCCTGCAATGCTGAAAGCTTGGCACGGAAATCCTCCGCAAATTGCGTCAACGTGTCCGATGTTTCTGATTTCTTCGTCTGTGACTGTTGTAATGTCATGTAATTCTATTTCTCCCTCAGTATCATGAATTGCTTTATAACTTGCTCTAGCAAATTTGTCGATTTCGCAGAATGCCACACACTCATGTCCTGCAGATTCCATTCCTAGTCTGAATCCGCCAATACCTGCGAATAAGTCAATGAATTTCACAAGTCTTCCTCCTTAACGAATGTTCCATTTACCATCTTTCCTTTTCTGTTCTTGATTTCCTCATAAGCAATACTTAGACACTCAGTTACATCGAGGTCTAATTGATGTGCCAATACGATAATCGTTACCAACGTGTCCCCGATAGCGTCCTTAAGTGCTGCTTGCGGTTCTGTGAATTTAGTCGGCTTCAAGAGTACATCTCGAATTTCTCCGACTTCTTCAGTTACACGCATCCACTGAATCTTTGGGTCAGCTTGCTTTAATCCACGGCTGTCTGCCCAATGGTTGATTTTAGTAATTAGGTTATTCATCCGTTACCTCTTTCACTTCCACTCCTTGGCAGTTGAACACCCACCCGAACCCGTTCGCTTCAAGCTCTTTGCGGGTGTGCTTGGTTCTATAGCCTTTAAATTCGTCATCTGATGCAAAGAACCATTTATGATTGTCTAAATTTTCATTTAGATGGGTAGCGTATCCATCAACCCCTTTAATCCGAACCGTATACCTAGGCTCTTTCTCGACCTCATACCCAAACTGGTGCATGTTGACGAGGGTTGTAATAAACGTTTTTTTATTGCTATTCACCCACGCTTTAAGTTCTTCCTGATGGTAAATCGTTGAATTCGTGGCAAGGTCGAACACAAGACCACTTAAATTTAAGTCAAGATTTTGTTTAT